CAGTCGAAGGCAGGTACTGACCCCCACCAATGAAGCGACGATTGGGACGGGCCAGCGTGGCCTCCTCGCCAAAGCTGTTGGACAGGAAGTCTGCAAGCGCCTCGCGCCAATCAATGCTGGCATCCTTGGCTGCTTGCAGAACGCCGTCGCTGATGCTGACGGTGCCAGACCCTGTGGCCTTCTCGACCTCGGCAGCTACGATGATATCTCGACGGGTATCCTCGATAGCCTGTTCAAGATCATCGCCAGTCAAGCGCTGACCATCATCGTCGGTCTGATCCCATATCTCCCCCGCATGAGAGGGGGCCTCAGGAGCGCCTGAGGGGGCGTCCTGATCGCCATCGCCACTGCTGGGTGCGTTACCACCCTCAGCCGCCTCACCATCACCTGACGAGCTTTTGGGACTGTCTGGTGAAGACAGGGTCTTGGCGATCTGTTTGGCAGACATGCCACGATACTTGTGATCTAGCAGCGCCTCGTCCGGTAGTGCGAGACCAGCGTCCAAGACCACAAGATTGATGGCATAGTCACACGCCTTGTTCCAAACATCGGGATTGATATCACCACGCAACAGATGATGCATGAAGGTGACATGCAGCCCCTCATGTAAGACCACTGCCTCCAGTTCTGCGTCGGTGGTACTCCGCACAAACTCACGGTTCCAGAACATCGACTTGCCGTCTGTCGCCATCGTGTCGGTGCGGGTGGTCTCGGTCAGAGGAAGGTTGAAGACCTGAGCAGCGTAACCGGGAGCCTTGCTGCCCAGTCGAGAACGGGCGCGTATCAAGCGCCCCAACTCAGGATCAAGTATTGATGCGTACATAGTTACCTCCTTAGCTGAAAACATCAGTAAGATTTTTCGCCACATCTCTGGCCTTGGATGCAACGATAGCGCGATCCTCATGGTCTTCGCGCAGCGTCTCCGCAGTCCGATTGCCCAGCACCGCAAGAATGTCATCGGCGGCTTTGTCCAATCGCGCATCGCCCTCGATATTGAGAGCGCGGACAACTGGAACAAGCTCACGCAATCGGGTCACGGTGCTATTGCGGAACACCGTCGCCCGTTTGTTTTCTGGGTCATACTCTGACAAACTGTCAGCGAAATGGCGCAGCGTGGACAGGACAGTGTCGCGGGTGTGCGTAGCCACCTCTTCGAGGCGCTTGTTTGCACGGCCCTCGACCTCCGCCTTGAGCGCATCCACAAACTCCTTGGATGCCGACACGCGGATGTCACCGCTGTCTGGGATGACATCAAGCTCACGGTCAAAGTCGTAACGCTCTGCCACAATGATGGCAGCGTTGGCCTCGTCGTCACGCCCCCCAGCGTAGTCATCGGCTGACCACAGTTTTGGGTTCTCATCCCGCGCACGTTTGATGGCGGCGGGTAAGGCATCCCTGAGGTCTTCGAGCGCAGCCTCGAACTGAGAGCGGAACTCGCCAAGATTACGAAGCACCTTTTCATTCAGTGCGTTGGGCAAGATATACCAGCCCTTGTCATCCCATGATGGAAGACCGCCCGTGATGAACTCGCCATCCAACGGACCCACGCTGTCACCGCGCAGATAGTTACGGGCAGCGCCCAAGATTTTCTTTGGCTCCGCAATAACAGCGGGATCAACCAAGCGCTTGGACCCGCTCACCCAATTGGATGTGGTGTCGAAATGCTTCGCCGCACCCTCGGCAACCACCTTGTCGGTGCGACGACCGCTCCATGTGGAACCAATCACGCGAACGAGAACAGCTTTTTCAGATAATGCAGTCATGTGTCACCTCAAATGTTGACAGGTTAATATTAACTTGAAGAAGTGAGGGGAGGGCCGAAGCCCCCCGCTCAGGAGCGGATGTCTGCCCAACGCAGGCAGAAATCCCGATACGTCTCGGTCTCAGCAACCAGCGGTATGCGCCGCTTGATTGCCTCGACCACAAACACGCCGATCTCAGGTGAAGACCAGCCGTCGCGCTCAACGAACTTGACGATGTTGTCAAAGTTCTTTGTGCTTGAACGGCGGATCAGCAGTGATGCTGCCGCAAACTGCAAACCCGCCTCACTCGGCACCTCGCAGGTGTCGGGGTTGGTCAAAGCCTCCTCGACATTGACGCCACGGGCTGCATGGCAGAGAGCGAGGAAGGCACGAGCGCATTCCTCACCGACAATGCCAGTGTACACAGCGGTCTCGACATGAGCCGGAGGGCAGCGCTTTACAGCCTTAGAGAGCTTCTCCAAGGTGCGGGGCGTCGGACCTGTAGGCGTGTCAGACTTGACCGTAGGGTCCAGCTTGTACAGATACTCAGGCATCTGTTTGACGAACGCCGTCACCAGTGGGTCCACATCGGCCTCAGCGGCCCAGCCCAGCCAGTCGTCCACATCAGGCGCAAGCGTGAAGTGAACCATGCGTGACCCGGTCTGGGTACCCATGCCGTGGCTGTTGGCGCGATCTGACTGGCGATTGCCAGCCAACACGACCACGACAAGACCGCGCTTGCAGTCAGGGTCAGACTTGGGATGCCCCGGCAACACGTAGTCGCCCAGTCGTCCCTCGTCCAACAACCGCTGGACTGCGGTCTGCTTCTCTCGCGCACCCTGCGGGAACTCGTCCAGAAACAGGACCCCGTACACAGGATTGCTGGAGCCAACACCGGGCCAAATGTCGGGCAGCGCACGGACCTGCACACCATCCACGATGTGCGGCAGACCTGCGAAGTCGAGTAGGTCGTAGTCGTTGATGCGCCGCTCCCACAAGATGGGAGACGCAGGGACCTCGACGCCACGCGCCGAAGCAACAGCATCGAAGATATCCTCAACACTGTCGTGGATGATTTGAGACTTGCCCACACCGGGCGCACCCCAGATCATCACGGGACTGTCGGGAAGGGTGAGGCACAGGGCCTCGGTCAACTGGGAAGGTTTGATGTGCATGGTGTCACCTCGCTGCACGTTAGGGTTAGAAAAAAGTCGTTTGTACTCATCGTAGGAGTAGATAAGAAGGGGCCAATCTTCAGGAGTATCTCGATTTCGAGCGGCTCTTGTTTTAGCCTGACGAACGATCCTCTCCCAATGTGGTCGCTTCACTCGAAGAGACCTTCAAGTCTGCGATACTCGGACGCCGTCGCCAACAGACGAAGGTATTTGGTGTACTCTTTGTCACTACCGCGTCTCCGCGCCCACTTGGCCCTTTTCTCCATCGAAGCGGCAAGCCTCAGATAGTTTTCCTTTTTCATCCTGTAGTGATGGGCGCGATTGCGTGACCAGCTAACAGGCTTGTGGTCGATCTCATAACCAGAATAATTTTCCATAGTCACCTCTCAGGTTAAAATTAACCCGTCAATTGTTAGTCAACAACTATCACGGGCGATCTTCCTAATAAGTTTTCGTAACATTACGAAAAACTTGTTACGATAACTTCTTACGGTACCGCAAACTTGTTACGATAACTTCTTACGGTTCAAGCGCTCGGTGCGGGCAGCGTGGCGGTTTTCCTCGCGAAGTATCGCTTCGAGCTTACGATTGCGACGGCGTAGCTCTCTCACCTCTGATGGGCATGTTGCCTCTATGGTGCTGATTGCCAGCCATGCGGCCAGAATTACGCAACCAATTGCAACAACCCCTGCAAAATACATGATCTCCATAACTCAATCCTTTCAATTAAAAACCGTATGGCAACGCGCCGTTGCGGACTAAATCGTGTGCCTCGCGTCGGCTCACTCTGGCGTGACTTCTGGAACCGCAACCCATACCCCTGTCGGAAAGTTTGTCGCAAAGGGTGTCGATATTGTCGCGGGAATTGACAACTGTCTCGGTGAACGCGGTGATCTCGTCAACGTAAGACAACAGGTCAAGTCGGTTCTCAAAAGCAGTAACATGCTTGATCCCACGACCGTGGACGTTCGTAGCGATATAAATCATTGCTACACCTCCTCTTTGTAAAATTCGGCAATATTGTGGACGGTGTGCAGGTCCGAGCGATATAAATCTTGGTTCTCCACATAAAGTTCTATGAACCACCATGCACTCTCGTAAGCATGGTCCCAATCTGAAGACTCACCATTTTCTATTGATAAATCTGCAAGGTTTTTTGCCCAATGGTCTAGGCTAGGCTCATGGTTTATAGGCAAATCTAATTGCTCACACATTTTGGTTCTCCTGTCACCTCTGTGATTTTCCCAGACGCCCCCGAGGGCGTTTCGGCTGGTAATCATCCAGTCTCGTCAGTGGGATTAGCGGTCGAGGATGGTGCCGTCCGGCAAAACATCCGGCATGTTACGCACCAAGCGTCGGAGCTTGTCCAACGTCGGGTCGTCGAGATCGGCGACAACGTCGAGATCAGACCCGCGCAACCTTTCGCGGATCACGTTGAGACGGAGGTGTCGGCGCAGTTCGAGACCCGATAATTTGGAATTATCAACCATGTGCTCTCCTTTGTTTGGTTTCAAAAACAGTGGACTGCCACGTCATCAGAGCGACTTTGGCAATGACGACTGACAGTGACTTGCGGGTTGGCAATCCGCGATCAGCCAGTTCCTCTCTGGCTGCACGGGCAATCTCAGATATGGACGACTGAGAATGCAAGTCGCACTCGAAGCGAGATTGCATATCTGATGCAATCTCGGCGATAGTTTCGTCTGAAACGAACATTTGCTTTTTGTCCTCCTTTGATGGGTGGGTTGGTTGCCGGGGCCGAAGCCCCGGCGGTGATTACGCGGCAACCTTTTCGATCTCGACGCTGCCCCTGTTGAGCGCATCGACCAGCGTGTCACGAACATCGGTGGCGCGGGGATCGATCCGCGCAATAACATCAAGCGCCAACTGAAGCGCCTCATCATCCAGAACAGTCCCCGTCGAGATGCTGGCCTTTTTGACCTTGATGTCGGCCTTCTTGGCACCGACTTTCTTCAAAACGAGAAGGGCAATCTCATCCACAACCGAGATCTCAGCCTTAGGGTTCAGTATCTTTAACAGCTTGGACTGATTGGTGATGCCCTCCATGTCGAAGATGCCGCCTATCTCCTGTGCGAAGTTGCCAGTGTTGCCGTGCTCGACAGCAGCTTCGATGGCATTGCCGAAGGCACCGTGGCGGGTCATCTTGACCGCGTTCTCGCAGATCAACTTGACCTTGGCTTCTTTCCAACCGAAAGAGGCAGCGATCTCGCGGAACTCGCGAGCAACTGTCTTGCGGCCCTTGAACGAAGGATTGTCGAGGCCCATCGACTTGGCAACCACCGCAAAGAAGGCAATGCCGTTCAGCTTGTTGGCCTCAGGGTTTAGCTCGCCACGAACCTTGTTGATGTCGTTCTCCTTCTTAGTGACAGTCTTGAACTCGTCACGGGCGGCGGATACGAAAGAATTATCTATTGCAGTCATGTGTCACTCCTCAGTGAATGTGTTTCGACCCTGCTGGGTCCAAGGCGCACTATTGCGCTCGTCAGCGGTGCAGCAACAGCACCGGACACAATTTGTGTGTCGGCCCAGTCTGATCAGGTTCTAGGCTCTACGGATGCGCCGTCACTTTCGTGGTTACACCCTGCTTGTGGTCCCGCGTTGTTAGGCTGTCGCGATCAGCGTATGAGCATTATATAAGGGAACTAATTGAACATTTCAACCCACTAAATGACATTTCTTTGATTTTTTTCACATTGCTGAAAAACAGCAGAATACGTACATTTGACGGGTTAATATTAACCTGAACGTGGAACAACCCGCATGAGCGACGAAAATAAATCGGACACTGACTCGCCAATACTTACACTGGTGGAGGGTGGTAAGGGATCGAAGGCAAGCAAAGCGCGAAAGCTCACGCCGAAGCAGGAGAAGTTCCTCGCCGGATTAATCAGGGGGCAGTCCCAATACGAGGCATACTGTGCGGCATACAATGCAGAGGGTATGAAGAGGTCGGCAATAGACACGGAAGCGTGGAGACTGTCAGGTCACCCAGAGATCGCCCGGAGATTACATGCCCATCAGGTGAGCGTGGAGCGTGCTGCATCTGCGTCAGCACTCTCTCGAAGGCGGTTGGTTCTGGAGAGGCTGGAGCATGAGGCAACGCACGCGGAGAGTGACAGCGCCAGAGTGAGGGCGCTCGAACTGCTGGGCAAGACCCATGATGTGGGATTGTTTGTCGAGCGGATCGAGACCGACAATGCAGAGCGGACGCCGGACGAATTGCGGACAGAGCTACAGGCGCGACTGACTGCCCTGCTAGGCGGCAAGGACTGAGCCAAAGCGCAGTGCCTACGTCAGGCAGTGAGCCGACAAGTTAAAAATAACCCGAAGGCATCTCGCCCAGAAAAAGCTAGGGGGGGTAGGGCTATCTAGCCACACTATCGGCACCGGGGCCGGGGGTGGGGAGGGGGGCCACCCTATGTGTCGCTGCGCGACCTACGGCTATGCACACTAATCCGCACAAATAATCACAGAATTTTCACAGCGAAGAGGGGGTGCCCCCTTTTATGGGTCCCATACGTGCTCAAAAAAATTTTTGCGAAAAAAATTAGGGGACCCCTTGGGTAATTGGGTCCCCTAATTGAAAGGAAAGCGCTCACGCAACGCCTTCTCAGGGAGGTATGGATAAAACTTTTTGAAATTGTCTGGCATGATATCCTTGACATCTGTTACAGAAGACGATTTTCGAGGATACCCCAATCTCAAACTGTTCTAACTCGTTAGTTTTAACATAGATACTAGCTCTAGTCAAGAACTAGCTCTAGTCTAGTACTAGTTCTAGCCTATAATTTAGAAAATTAGTATAGACCTAGCTAGTCTAGTCTAGTATAACGCCATTTGTGCGTTAATTTTGGGGGTAAAAAAAGCTATGAGGGACATTCTTGCCAATACGAGACTGCCATTTCCGAATTTTGGCCTTTATCGTGACCTAAAAGACGATATTGACGGGGATTTTTTCCGTTTTGCTGCCGAATGTCGGAATAAAATCGTATATCTTGCCTCTCCCTATATGTCTCAACTGCCTTTTCAGCCTTCTGGAGGCGTTTCTAAGGACATTTCTGACCTTCGGGCTACTCAAGCTACCATATTTACCAACTGGTTACTGGAAAAAGGGGTATGGGCGTTCTCTCCTGTCGTCTATGGACGCGGTATGGACCGAGTTGTTTCTCAACATCCCAAAGAATGGTGGATGAGGCGTGACGCGGAGTTCTTCAAGAACACAGATGTACTGGCAGTTGCTGCCCTTGAGGGGTGGAAGGACAGTCCCGGTGTTGCTGAAGAGATAGGGTGGGCAGTCACGAGCAGTAAACCTGTTTATATTCTGGAACTGAGGGGTGATTGGTTTGACAAAGAGGCAACAATAGGTTCTGAGTTTCGTGAAGAAATTTTGGAAGGAAAACAACTTCTCTCCGTCGCACAATGAGACCTCTGTATCAGACAAACGAAGACGCCAGACACGAAAGAAGTGTAATCAACTCTTTCTCGGATCAGTTCTCAGTCTGTGAGGTTGACAGCGAAGAGACGGGAGAGGACGGAAGACGCAGAAAAGGAGAAGTTTTATTTGAGCAGACAGGGACAACTGCTCCGTATGATTTTGTAATGAAAAAACTTGCCCATGTGATGCTTCACACAACAGGCGTTATTCGGGTTCCGGGGAAAGAAGTTCTTGCTCTTATCGAAGTCAAGAAACGAAAACCAGACTTTGATGATTACCCAACCTACAAACTCTCGAAAGCAAAGTGCGATACCCTGATAAAACTTTCGGATGAAAAGAACATACCAGCTTTTCTGGTCGTGGGCTGGCGTGACATAATCGGATGGATGTACATAAACGCTCCCAAGTCATCTCTCTCTTACAAAGAATATTTCCAACCGTGGCGTCGTGGGGGTTCAGGCAAAAGCCTTAAAGAACTTATCGATAGTGGCGAGGCATTTGTTAATCGCTGGGGCAGATATGACAGAAACGATCCTCAGGATATTGAACTCGCATATGAGTGGGAAAATTCCAATTTCTCTTTATTCGATTATGAATGATAAGATTGAATTTTCTGGCTTTCCATATATTATATAACCGTTCCATCTTTATGGTGGGTCCGGTGCCGGGATGCCCGATACCCGTGCAAGTCCCCTTTACGCACCGGGAAAGGGCGCTTCTGGCGTCCTTTCCTTTTCGAAATGGCGGTGGATGGACGCACAACTTAAAAACTACTTGAGTCAGGTTGCCTCGCTTCCCCATGAGGAGCAAGCGGACATACTCAAGCTGTTGCAGGATTTGGAATCGGCAACCAAGCGCGAAGAGTCTCAAAGTGATTTTTTAAAATTCGTGCGGGAGATGTGGCCCGCATTTATTGGTGGCAATCACCACGGCATCATGGCAAATGCATTCGAGCGTGTATGCACAGGCGAGTTGAAACGTCTGATCATCAACATGCCACCGCGCCATACTAAAAGTGAGTTTGCCAGTTATCTTTTGCCAGCGTGGTTTTTAGGTCGATACCCTGAAAAGAAAGTTATTCAGACAGCGCATACAGCAGAGCTTGCTGTAGGCTTCGGTCGAAAAGTCCGAAACCTTGTGGGCGACGATGATTTCAAGTCAGTCTTCAAAGATGTATCACTACGTCAGGATTCAAAAGCAGCAGGTCGCTGGAACACCAACAAAGGTGGAGAATACTTCGCTATCGGTGTAGGCGGTGCGGTGACTGGTAAAGGCGCTGACCTCCTGATCATTGACGATCCGCACAGTGAACAAGAAGCGCGTTCCCCGGATGGGTCTGTATTTGATCCGGTGTACGAGTGGTATACCTCTGGCCCTCGACAGCGATTGCAGCCGGGTGGGGCAATCGTGATTGTGATGACGCGCTGGCATCAAAGAGATTTGGCTGGTCAAATATTAAAAGCATCACATCACAGAGATGGTAGTGACGAATGGGAGGTGATTCAGCTTCCTGCGATTATGCCTTCAGGCAATCCTCTCTGGCCTGAGTTCTGGTCAAAGGGTGAATTGGAAAAACTTAAAGCAGAACTTCCTGCTTCAAAGTGGTCTGCCCAGTATCAGCAAGACCCAACCGCCGAAGAGAATGCGATTATCAAACGTGAGTGGTGGCGTGAATGGGATCGCAAGTCACCGCCATCTTGTGAATTTATAATACAATCTTGGGACACAGCTTTCCTGAAGCATCAACGTGCTGACTACTCAGCCTGTACAACGTGGGGTGTGTTCTATGATGAAGATGATGGCGCGAACATTATTCTGTTAGATGCATTCAAAGACAGAATGGAGTTCCCTGAACTCAAGAGCGTAGCGTATAAAACATACAACGAGTGGGAACCGGACGCCTGTATCGTTGAGGCGAAGGCCGCTGGCACTCCGCTTATTTTTGAATTGAGACAAATGGGTATGCCAATAGGAGAGTTCACTCCGTCTCGCGGAAACGATAAGATAGCCCGTGTAAACGCGGTGAGTGATCTTTTTGCTTCCGGTGTTGTGTGGGCGCCTCCGACTTCTTGGGCCGAAGAAGTCATAGAGGAGTTCGCGTCTTTTCCTGTTGGAGAGCACGATGACTTGGTTGACAGCAGCACTCAGGCTTTATTGAGGTTTAGGCAAGGCGGCTTTGTGCGTGTATCATCTGATGAAGAAGATGATTTTATTCCTCGTTCGAAAGCAGACTATTATTGATGAAGAATTAAAACAGGTGTTTCTCGGAGAGCTTGATCTTTTCGTTGATTCATGCAAGGAAAATATTTATGGCTATCGAAAAAAGACTTGAAGAAACTGAAATTGAGTTGATGGACCCGGACAACGGCGCTCAAGAAGTAGAAGTCGCTGTCGTAAATCCAGAGGCAGTTGCCATCTCGACAGAAGAAGGTGGCGTTGTTATTGATTTTGATCCTGATGTAACCGTCCTTGATCCTGACGGACATGATTCAAATCTTGCTGAATACATGGAAGAAGATGAGCTTCGCTCTCTTGCTTCCGATTTGATCGGAGACTTTGAATCTGACAAAGACTCCCGCGCCGATTGGTCAAAGTCATATGTCGAAGGTTTGGACCTTCTGGGTTTGAACATTGATGACAGAACCACACCGTGGCCCGGAGCGTGTGGTGTTTATCATCCCATCCTTACAGAGGCAGTTGTACGTTTCCAGTCTCAGTCAATTATGGAAGTCTTTCCAGCCTCTGGACCTGTGAGAACAAAGATTCTCGGCAAGATAACAAATGAAAAAGAAAAACAGGCCCATCGTGTTCGGGACTACATGAACTTTCTTCTGACTGAAAGAATGACCGAATACAGACCTGAGATGGAGCAGTTGCTTTTCAGTCTGCCCCTCGCTGGTTCGGCTTTCAAAAAAGTTTATTACGATGCTGCTATGGGAAGAATATGCACATCGTTTGTTCCTGCTGAAGATTTTGTTGTCAGTTACGGTGCTTCTGATCTTCTGACCGCAGAGCGTTACACGCACATCATGCGGAAGACCGCCAACGAGATTAGAAAGTTACAGGTAGCGGGTCTTTACAGAAAGGTGAAGATTGGCAATGCGCCAGCCTATGATACTGATATTCAGGAGAAGTATGACGAACTAGAGGGCGAAAGCTCAACTGGTGGAGCAGATACCCGTCATCAGCTTCTTGAAATGCATGTTGATCTTGATCTTCCGGGCTTTGAGGATGTTGGATCAGATGGAGAGCCAACAGAGATCGCCCTGCCATACGTTGTTACAGTTCTTCGGTCAACGAATGAAATACTGTCAATTCGCAGAAACTGGTACGAGGACGACGATCAGAAAACCAAGCGTATGCACTTTGTGCATTATCAGTATATGCCGGGGCTTGGATTCTATGGCTTTGGGCTTATTCACCTTATCGGTGGTATCGCCAAAAGCGCCACATCTCTGCTTCGTCAACTTATCGATGCTGGTACGCTTGCCAACCTTCCGGGTGGTTTGAAGGCCCGTGGCCTCAGGATCAAGGGAGACGACGCGCCGATTATGCCGGGTGAGTTTAGGGATGTTGATGTCCCCGGTGGAGCGATAAAAGACAACATTACCTTCTTGCCCTACAAAGAGCCAAGCCGTGTGTTGCAGGAGATGCTTGCCGAGCTTGTTGAAGAAGGTCGTCGCTTTGCATCTTTGACCGACCTGAAGCTGGCAGACATGAAGCAAGACGCCCCGGTTGGAACGACGCTTGCTCTTATTGAGCGGTCAATGAAAGTTATGACCGCCATTCAAGCCCGCCTTCATTCTTCAATGAAGCGTGAGTTTATTTTAATCTCTGACCTTGTCCATGATTTCGGGGCAGAACAAAACTACGAATATGAATCTGAAGATGATGCCGTAAAGGCAGAGGACTTTGATGGTCGATTGGATATTGTTCCCGTAAGTGATCCAAACTCATCCACGATGAGTCAGCGTATCATGCAATATCAGGCAGCATTGCAGCTTTCTCAACAGGCTCCTCAAATGTACGACTTGCCAGAACTGCATCGTCAGATGCTTGATGTTCTTGGTATTCAGGACGCTGATACGATTATTCCGCTGTCCAAAGAGGCAGAACCGCGTGATCCAGTTTCAGAGAACATGGATGTTTTGAACGGAAAACCTTTGAAGGCTTTCTCATATCAGGACCACGATGCTCACATTCAGGTTCACATGAACGCCATTCAGGACCCGAAGATACAACAGCTTGTCGGTCAAAGTCCTATGGCTGGCACAATACAGGCAGCCATGGCCGCTCACATTCAAGAGCACCTCGGATTCAAGTATCGCAGAGAGATCGAGAAAGAGCTTGGAGTCGAGTTGCCGCCTGAAAACGAGCCGCTTCCAGAAGATGTGGAAGTCAAGCTATCCCGTTTGGTTGCAGAAGCCTCTGACCGTCTGTTCCGCAAAGATGTGATGGAAGAGCAGATGCGTGAGAATCAGGAGAAGCTCAACGATCCTGTATTCCAGTTGCAGCAGCAGGAACTTCAGCTTGAGGCAGCAGACCTAGAGCGGAAAGCGCAGACCGATACAGCCCGTATGATTGCCAAACTCAAGGAAGCGCAGATGCGTCAAGAGACTGAACTTCTCAGGATGAAGTCTCAAGAACGCATGGAGGGGGCGCGTCTGGGTGTTCAAATAGCTCAAGAGTCTCTGGAGTCTCAGCAACGCAAGGAAAGCGCTGACAAAAGACAGGTTCTGGATACTGCAAAAATCCTTGCTGATGTTGGAAAAAACTTGATGGACACCAATAATAGCAATACAACTGATTCAGGTTAAAAATAACCTGAAGGTGCGAAGTGGTGGATAGAGTTGAAAATGTATACGAGGTGTTTCAAAAAAATCTAAGGTCTGTGATGAACGAACAGGCCGACTTCTTGGCTACTGGTGGTGCACGTAGCTTTGAGGAATACCACAAGATTGTGGGCGTAATAGAAGGACTTGCCTTGGCAGAGAGAGAACTTCTCGATTTGTTTGAGGCTTTGCGTAAAGGAGAAGAAGATGAGTGACGACAATGTCGTTAAGCTGAGTAAGGCTAGAAAAGCAAAAGCCTTACCGGAGCCTGTCGGCTTCAGAATTTTAATCGCTATACCAGAAAAAGAAGAGAAAACAGAAGGTGGTGTCTTGTTGCCTGAAGATACGCGAAAGCGTGAAGAGGCAGCTAGCATGGTTGGAATGGTTTTGAAAATGGGGCCTGACGCTTACAAAGATGTCGAAAGGTTTCCTAGTGGCCCTTGGTGCAAAGAGGGCGACTTCATACTCATGCGTTCTTACTCAGGAACACGGATAAATGTTCATGGGCAAGAGTTCAGAGTCATAAATGATGACTCTGTTGAAGCAGTTGTTGAAGACCCAAGAGGAATTGAAAAACCATGAACAATCAAAATTTACCAGAAGATCAAATAGAAGAAGTAGAAGTTGATCTGGATATTGACCCGGACGCACTTGAAGTTGAAGTTGTCGATGATACCCCAGAGGAAGATCGTAACAGACCTGCGAGGGCAGAAGATTCCGACGAATCTGAGGATGAAGACCTAGACGAAAGTCAGCTTAGTCAACGTATTCAAAAGCGTATCGGAAAGTTGCGCTACGAGTACAATGAAGAGCGGCGTGAAAAAGAGCGTTTTCAAAGAGAGAATAGTGAGGCAGTAAATTACGCCAAGCAAATTCAAGAAGAAAACGAATCCCTTAAAACCCAACATGCTGAACTAAGACGCTTGCTCTATGATCAGGTTGGGGCGAAAACAGACAGTGAAATTGAGGGAGCGAAGCGCAGATACAGAGAAGCCTACGAAAGCGGAGATACAGATTCAGTGGTATCCGCTCAAGAAGACTTGTCTAGGCTTCATGCGGAAAAAGTCAGGTACTCAATGGAGTCCGAAAGCCTCGGTAATCCAGTGCAGCAGCCTCAGCCTCAAGCGCAAGATCAACAACAAGCAGCCGCTCAGGTTGAGCCTCCTGATCCAATGGCTGTCGATTGGTTGAAAAGGAATACATGGTTTCAGCAACCCGGACATGAGGAGATGACAGGGTACGCTGTCGGTCTCCATGAAAAACTCGTAAAGCAGGGGGTAGACCCCCGCAACAATCCGGGTTATTATGAGCAAATAGATTCTGCCCTAAAAAAGCAGTTTTCGGAATTCTTCGGTGAGAGCAGCACTCCTGCTAGTGAAACTCCGATCTCTCGAAGAACTCCGGTGGTAGCACCTTCCAAAAGGGGAGCAGGTGCATCGCCGCGCAAAGTGGAGTTGACTAGCACCCAAGTTTCTCTCGCCAAGAAACTGGGTTTATCGCCTCAACAGTACGCGGCACAGCTTGTGAAGGAGATAAGCAATGGCTGACGTTAGAGGAACAGAGCGCAAACCAAGACAGGCAAAGGCCCGTGAAACACAGGTGCGTGATAAAGCATGGGAACCGCCGCAAGTTCTACCCGATCCCGAACCTCAGGAAGGCTATGTTTTCCGGTGGATCAGGACGGCAACTCTTGGACAGGCTGACAACGTGAATGCGTCGAAGCGTTTCCGAGAGGGATGGGAGCCTGTAAAGGCATCAGATCATCCTGAGTTGATGTTACAATCGGACCATGACAGTAAATGGGCGACTGATGGTAACATTGAGGTAGGTGGTCTATTGCTTTGCAAGTCTTCCGTTGAGAATGTAGAAGCGCGTAATGAGTATTATGCGAGAGCGGCAGCAAGACAGGCCGAGTCTGTTGACAACAACTATCTGCGTGAGAGTGATCCTCGAATGCCTAAGCTGAATGAGTCGTCAACACGTATCTCCTTCGGATCGGGCAGGAAACCGGATTAGTCTCCTTGGTTTAATCTTTGTCCTTAGGAAGGAGAACTCGGTATGGCTTCTGTTGCTGCACCATTTGGTTTCCGTCCCGTTGGTCTACTTGGAGGTGGCACTTGGTCTGATGCTGTGCGCCACATCAAAATCGCCAGCGGATATGGAACCGCTATCTTCTACGGGGATGTTGTCAAGATCGTAAACACCGGAACCATCGAAAAAGACACCGGAACGACTACGATGACGCCTTGTGGAATCTTTGTTGGAGTTCGTTACACGGACCCAAGCACTAACCAGCTAACTTTTAACCAGCAGTATCCTGCTTCTACAGCGGCTGATGACATCATGGCTTATGTCGTTGATGATCCAAATGTCGTGTTTCAGGCTCAGGGTGATGCCTCTTTGGCACAAACTGCTCTTGGCAACAATGTTGCCGTGGTTCAGACTGCTGGCTCCACCTCAATTGGAACGAGTAAGAATGCTATCGATGCAAGTACAATCGCTACCACGAAAACTCTTCCAATTCGTATCATCGATTTTGTGGATGGTCCGAACTCTGCGGTAGGTGACTCCTTTACGGATGTCATCTGTAAGTTCAACTCTGGTGGCGATGCGACTGGCAATAGTTGTGCCTCTCATCAATACTCAGATACGACAGGAGTCTAAGCAATGGCTATTTCAAGAGCACAAATGCTTAAAGAACTCCTGCCGGGGCTTAACGCTCTTTTCGGTCTGGAGTATGAAAAATACGAGGATGAGCACACTGAGGTTTATGATACCGAATCTTCGGATCGTAGCTTCGAGGAAGAAGTCGCACTTTCCGGCTTCGACGCAGCCCCCGTCAAAAACGAGGGTGCATCCATTTCTTATGATGTCGCGCAGGAGTCGTTTACTGCTCGGTATAACCACGAAACCATTGCGATGGGCTTTTCGATCACGGAAGAAGCCATTGAGGACAACCTCTATGACTCCCTTTCTGCTCGTTATACCAAAGCTCTCGCAAGGGCTATGGCTTATACCAAACAGGTAAAAGCGGCTGCTCCGTTGAATGACGGCTTCAACACCTTCCAATCAGGTGACGGAGTTACGTTGTTCAGCACTGCTCATCCTCTGGTGAGTGGCGGCACAAACTCTAACCGCCCAGCAACGGCGTCTGATCTTAACGAGACTTCTCTTGAAGCTCACGTTATACAGATTGCCAAGTATGTTGATCAGCGTGGTCTTCTTATTGCGGCTCGTCCGCGTAAGCTGATTGTTCCGCCTGACCTCATGTTCGTTGCTACTCGCATTCTGGAAACAGATCAGCGGGTTGGAACTGCGGATAACGACATCAACGCGATCCGCACCAACGGAACGATTCCTGAGGGCTATTCGGTCAATCACTATCTGACGGACACGAATGCTTATTTCATCATCACTGATGTGCCGAATGGAATGAAGCATTTCGAACGTGCTCCAATGACCACCGCAATGGATGGAGATTTCCAAACGGGTAACGTGCGCTACAAAGCGCGGGAGCGTTATTCATTCGGCGTCTCTGATCCTCTGGGCATCTTCGGTTCACCCGGAGCTTCCTAATCGTTTGGGGGAGGGGGCAACCTCTCCCCTTTTTCTTTTGTCCATGATGGCGTTTCGGCGCTGGTTCTAAAGGAGGAACTGTTATGGCTACAACTCACTTTACAAATGGCGTTTCCAACCAAACCGTTGGCAACCCCCTTTACGATTATCCCTATCTTGATCCGTTCAAATACTATTCGTATGTGAATGATTTCTTCACTTATCATGCTGATGAGTGGACAATCACGACCACCGAAGGTGGTTCTGGTAATGCATCGGAAGCCTTAACGTCCGTTGCTGGCGGCGCTCTGCTTGTCACCAACGATGATGCTGACAACGATGCAGATTTCTTTAACCTCAAAGGCGAGAGCTTCAAGTACGTTTCCACAAAGCGGATGTTCTTCAAGGCTCGTTTTAAGGTTAGCGATGCCACACAGTCTGATGTCGTGATGGGTCTTCAAATCACTGACACCACGCCGCTTGATGTCACTGACGGAATTTTCTTCCAGAAGGACGATGGCGACACCAACATCGATTTCCACATTGAGAAAGACAACTCTGCTACGTCAAACACGGCAATTGGCACACTCGCTGATGACACATTCATATCAGTTGCGTTTGCTTATGACCCCAACGGTAACGCTGGTTCTGGCTCTTTCAGCATCTTTATGGATGACGTAAAGGTTGGAGAGCAGACCACCCTTACAAATGTTCCTGATGACGAAGAGCTTACGGTTTCTTTCGGTATTCAGAATGGCGCTGCGGCAGCTAAAACGATGACGCTTGATTTCATCATTGCTGCGGTTGAACGGTAATTTAAGGTTGGGAGGGGGCGACCCCTCCCTGTCTTATAGGAGATTGATATGGCGGATGCAGTAAATGTAACCACCATAGAGGACGGAGAGCGTCAACTTGTTGTTCAGTTAACAAACCTTTCCGACTCTACTGGCGAAACCAAAGTAACAAAGATTGATGTGTCAGCATTAAATCCCAATGCTCTTGGAAAGGCGTGTAACGAAATTCGCATCCAAGAAATATGGGCGCAAGTTCACGGCTTTGACGGTGTTCAGCTTATGTATGACGCGGACACAGACGTTGTTGCTTTCAATGCTGATCCCGGTTGGACGCATCAGGATTACAGCAGTGTGGGTGGCCTGAAAATGTACGGCACAAATGCTACCGGAGACATCCTTCTGTCCACGTTGGGAACAGAGGTAGCTGGGGACGCATATGAAATCGTCATTCGGGCAGTTAAGTACTACGCTTAGGAATAGAGGCTATGGCTTCTAAACCAAAGAAAAAGCGCGGCGCTGGAATGAAGGGCATGACCATCAAGGGTGGTCACAAAAGGCCCACGAAATCCGGCGCTGGAATGACTAAAAAAGGCGTTGCTAAATATCGCCGTCAAAATCCCGGCAGTAAATTACAGACTGCTGTCACAGGCAAAGTTAAGCCGGGTAGTAAAGCAGCAAAGCGGCGCAAGTCTTTCTGCGCTCGTTCTGCTGGGCAAATGAAGAAATTTCCTAAAGCAGCAAAAAACCCTAATAGTCGTTTGCGGCAAGCTCGCAAGCGCTGGAGGTGCTAATGGCAGTCAAACGGTCATCTACAAGAAAACGTAAAGCTCCTGCTAAAAAGAAAGCAAAGAGCCGTGTCAACGAGGCTGGCAACTATACTAAGCCAGCTATGAGAAAGCGTATGTTTAACGCTATCAAAGCTGGCGGAAAGGGCGGAAAACCGGGACAATGGAGTGCTCGGAAAGCTCAAATGCTGGCTCAACGCTACAAAAAGGCTGGCGGCGGGTACCGAGACTGATGGCTAAGAAGAAGTCACAGAAGAGCCTTTCCAAGTGGACAAAGCAGAAGTGGCGCACAAAATCTGGCAAGCCCTCAACTCAAGGCCCCAAGGCCACAGGTGAGCGTTATTTGCCGACCAGCGCCATCAAGTCCCTAAGCCCTGAAGAGTACCGGAGAACCTCAGCAGCAAAACGCCGGGGTATGAAAAAGGGCAAACAGTATGTCCCGCAGCCCAAGAAGATTGCTAAAAAAACCAAGAGGCATAGATAGACATGCCTATTTCCCGCCCTCAAATGCGAAGCCAAATGAAAGGTAATAGAAAGATGCCGCTGTCAAAAAAGCAAAAGAAGATCGCAAGAGTTGCTCCCCCTAGAGATAAAATTACGGGCGCTGACTTTAAAAAATTAAGGGGCAAGAAAAAAACCGTGAAGAAGAAAAGAAAATGAATGTCAGGCATCAACTTGTTTTTGATGACATCCGAAGCTGGTCTCGCGAAGTGCTTGAAGTTTCAAACCCGCATCTGTCTGGTTTGAAGGCTTGTCCTTACGCAGAGAATGCTTGGAGCAAAAAACGAGTTGATGTTCTCATTGGAGAGGGTCCTGCTGATCTAAAGGCAGCTATAGATAGTTTTGATTCAAAATCTTTTGATGTAACTGTTTGGGTTAATTTTAACCTGAGCAGAGTTGATCTTTGGGATCGGTGGGTGCAGATGTGGAACAAAAAAAATGTTTCTCGCGACATCCACCTAATGCTGTTCCATCCGGGTTTCCCACCATCTGAGGAAACTGAAGAGTTTCTTACAGACAATGACTGGGAGTCGGATGTGGACGATGACTACATGATGGTTTTTATCCAATCTTTAAGTGCGCTCAACAAAGCAAGTATGGCGCTTGAATCGATTGGGTATTATAATCATTTTGCAGATCATCTTTATGAAACCTTAGTTTTGGACAGAAGGAGACTGAGTTATGGCGATGGGTCGTAGAAACGGTAAAAACGGCAAAAAGAAAATGATGATGCGTGGTGGCACCAAGAAAAAAGCAATGATGCGTGGTGGCACTAAAAAAATGATGATGCGTGGCGGCAGCAAAATGAAGAAGAAAAAGTAACTAAATGGCAACTAGCGGGACATCAGATTTTACTCTGGATATCATTGATATCTGCGAGGAGGCTTATGAACGGGCTGGGCTTGAGATGCGTGGTGGTTACGATCTCAAGACGGCTCGTCGTAGCCTCGATCTTATGTCTTTGGAGTGGATAAATCGCGGTCTAAATCTTTGGACTATTGAAGAGGGAACTCAAACTCTCACCGCTGGAACAGCCACTTATTCATTCCCCGCTGGAACCATTGATTTTCTTGAACATCACATTCGAACGGACGCAGGGAACACTGATACACAGGCTGATACCAGTCTTGTTCGTGTAAGCCCCTCCACCTTTCAAAACATTCCTAACAAGTTAACAAGTGGCAAACCTCTGCAAATTTACATACAGAGGACAACATCACCCCAATATACCTTGTGGCCTGTTCCTGATGATGCACAAACCTACACCGTTGTGTTTTTAAGGATTAAAAGAATTCAAGATGTTGGGACGGCAGGTTCTAATACTTATGATGCCCCTGACCGTTGGCTACCAGCCTTAACATCTGGATTAGCTTATTATGTTGCCATGAAAAGGCCCGAATCTTCTGATCGTCTTGGATTGCTAAAGCAAGTCTACGAAGAACAGTTTGCTCTGTGTGCCGCTGAAGACAGGGTCAAGGCCGGGGTTCAATTGATACCGGGAGGATATACTTACTAATGTCCTCATTTGCAGCAGGAAAATACGCTCTCGGAGTTTGCGATAGAAGCGGTTTTACTTACAAACTTAAAGACCTTGTGTTCGAGGTCCAAGATGGAAAGCTGACTGGATTGCGTGTGGGCAAAGACATGCTCGATCCAGACCATCCACAAAACTTCTTGGGCAGATATCCCGTAGATGACCCGCAAGCACTGCGTGGCGCAAGACCGGATAGCAGGACAGACTCAAGGTCCAATGCTTCTGCCAATTGGAATCCTGTTGGAGACAGAAATACCTTGCAAGCACTTTACGGGTTCTCGACAGAAACGAGTTTACAGGCTTCCGGTCAAGTTGGAAGCGTTACAGTTTCGGTGTCTTAGGGGGCGTAATGAATTATTCAGAACTTAAAACAGCGCTGCAAGACTACACACAAACATCAGAGTCCTCTTTTGTGACCAATATTGATACGTTTATCGGCCAAGCTGAAACACGTATTTTCTTTGACATAGACCTTCCAGAGTTTCGAAAAGCAGCCACCGGAACCACCAGTGACGGCACAACATATCTATCAAAGCCTTCTGATTTTTTCTCAGTTTATTCACTAGCTCGTATTTCATCTGGCAATGAATACACTTATTTGCTGCCCAAGGATGTCTCTTTCATTAGAGAGGCTTACCCGGATACCGATGTAAAGGGCGCTCCAGAACATTATGCTCATTTTGATAGTCTGTTTTTTATTTTGGGTCCAGTTCCTGACGCAGCTTATACAATACAAATAAATTACAAGGCTCGGCCCACGCAACTGTCTTCAACAAATACAACCAGTTGGTTGAGCACAAACGCTGAGTCGGCTCTTTTGTACGCTACTCTTGTTGAGGCGTATACATATCTCAAGGGTGAAGAAGACATAATGCGCTTCTATGAAGCTCGTTACAAAGAGGCTCTCGCTTCTCTTGCGAGATATTCCATGCAGGATATAAATTCTGATAGCTATAGAAACGGTGTCAGGAGGTCTGCATGATATCTGAGGCTTTATCGACTGGTGAAGTTCCTTCTGTTTTCGTTGAAACAAGTAAAAATGGCGGTCTTTCGTCAGAACAACTTGCAACGCTTTGTAGCAGAAAACTTGTTTACATAAGTGAAAACGCACCGCCAGAGATAAAAGAACAGGCCCGTGTGTTTAAGTTGCGTGTAGAACAATTGATTTTGAAATATATTGAAGAAGCTATGCGCTCTGAAAGGGATCGTTGTGTAGAGATCGCTTTGACGGGTGGGTACACCGATCTCGCTGATTTATTAAGGAGGGCATAATGGCCTTTAGCGGTAACTTCATGTGTACGTCCTTCAAAAAGGAATTGTTAGAAGGCGTTCACAATTTTAAAAATAGCGGTGGCAACACCTTCAAACTTGCCATGTATACCAACTCTGCCAGTTTCAACGCGGCAACTACGGCGTATACGACCAGTAACGAGGTTTCTGGAACAGGTTATAGCGCTGGTGGGGGTACTCTTACTAGGGTTGACCCGACAACTAGTAGCACCACGGCGTTCACTGATTTTTCAGATTTAACATTTAGCTCGTCAACGATAACTGCGCGTGGCGCGTTGATTTACAACGACTCCGCAAGTGGCGATCCGACTGTTGTTGTTTTGGATTTTGGCTCTGACAAGAGTAGTTCCTCCGGGGACTTCACAATACAATTCCCTACAGCCGACGCTTCTAGCGCGATTATTCGAATCGCCTAAGGTGTTCTGAGCATGGCTGCTCTAACAGGTTGGGGCCGTGGTACTTGGGGCAGCGGTGCGTGGAATGAAGCTGCGCCCGTCGAGGTAACCGGGGTTGCCGGAACAGGTGGTGTAGGTTCCGTAACAGTTGGAACGGGCGTTGGTGTCTCGGTTACTGGTCTTGCTGGGACCGGGGGCGTTGGCTCTGTCACTATCGTTGAAGGTTCCGGGGTCACGGTTTCTGTAACAGGCTCCGAAGGTCAAGGTGCCGTTGGGTCAGTTACAATTTCCGAGGGATCGGGAGCAACTGTTAACATAACTGGTGTTTCGGCAAATGGTGCGGTTGGGAACGTAAATATTTGGAGCGCTGTGATACCAGATCAAAACGCTTCATACTCAACAATAAGTCCTTCACAGGACGCTGGATGGACAAAGGTAGCAGCTTAAAATTAAATTGTTTATGTAAATACTCTTCTTCATCTTTTGTTATTTCATAAAAATCTAAAAATGAAGGTGTATCTGATACTTGATTACCGCTTATTTTAGCACCATCATTAAATCCTTTTTGACTTAATGTTACTATGTAATTATTAGAACCTATTTGAAACTCTGCTACATCTTTTACATGATTTAAACTTTGTGTGCCACTAGAATCAATCCCACTAGTCGTTGTAAATTGAACTAACTTTTGTTTACCTGCTGTTTCAGAACTAGGTGCGGCGCTAGTTGGATTTGTAGGTAAAGTGTAGGTTAATGTATTTCCTGTATGAGCACCACTATCTCCAACACTTTGTATTTTAAATGTGCCATTATATGTACCATCACTAGCGTTTGCTACTGTTATAGTATCATCAACTGTTAATCCATGTGCACCATCTGATTTTGTTAAAGTGGCTGTTGTGCTATCTGTAGCACCTGTAATTTCTATACTGCTTA